GTTTGTGATATAATAGCCGGACGTTGGGAGTTGAATGAGACTGCCCAGAAGATATTTCAGGTTGTTAGAGATTACGAACCAGTATCAGTAGGGATAGAGAAGGGTATTGCTAGGCAAGCCGTCATGTCCCCGCTGACCGATCTTATGAGGAAATATCAGCGTTTCTTCCGTGTAGAGGAATTAACTCACGGTAACAAAAAGAAGACAGACCGTGTGATGTGGGCATTACAGGGTAGGTTCGAGAATGGCGTTTGCACTCTCAACAAAGGAGAGTGGAACGTACAATTCATGGACGAGATATTTCAATTCCCTGATGCTCTCACACACGATGACATGGTGGACGCACTAGCCTACATAGATCAGTTGGCTACTGTGTCCTACGCTTATGACTTTGAGATTGATGAATACGAAGTCATAGATTCTGTTTCGGGATATTAATATGCTAGAAAGCAACGAAGATAAATTCGGCATAGAAGAGACGCTTGAGTCTTGGGTAATGGAGAAGTGCCGCGAGTGGCGCGACCATTACGAGTCAAACTACGAAAACAAGTTTGACGAATACTACCGTCTCTGGCGTGGGATATTCTCTTCGGAAGACCGTAACAGAGATTCTGAGCGGTCACAGATTATCTCCCCTGCCCTACAGCAAGCCGTAGAGTCTTCGGTTGCAGAGATTGAGGAAGCAACCTTTGGTCGTGGCAAGTTCTTTGATATTAAGGATGATGACCAACAACCACAAGACGTAGCATACCTTCGCGATCAGTTAACAAAAGATTTCAAAAAGAACAAAGTCCGCAAGGCAGTGGGTGAGTGTTTGATTAACGCCGCTGTATACGGAACAGGTATTGCCGAGTTAGTCCTCGAAGAAAGAAAAGATATGCGTCCTGCTTCGCGTCCTACTATGGACGGTCAATTACAAGAAGTAGGCGTTGAGATGTTTGACAGGACTGTGTGTAAGCTACGCAGCATCCAACCACAGAACTTCTTGATTGATCCAGTTGCTACCAGTGTAGATGAATCTATCGGTGTAGCCATTGATGAGTTTGTCCCAGTTCATCAAGTAGAACTCTTGCAAGAGAAAGGCGTGTATAAGGACGTACCATTTAACTATGCGTACCCTGACATAGACCTAGATGCAGACCACGAACTTACCACGCAACCTACAGATAAGGTTCGTCTTACCAAGTACTATGGTCTAGTCCCCCGCCACTTACTTGAGAATGACGACCTTTATGAAGAGGTTGAAGAGCTAGCACCAAGTGACGAGGATAAGACCTACTACGTTGAGGCAATCGTGGTAATAGCGAACGGTGGTACTCTGCTGAAAGCCGAGAAGAACCCGTACATGATGCAAGATCGTCCAGTCATTGCGTTCCCGTGGGACGTAGTGCCTAACCGATTTTGGGGAAGAGGCGTATGTGAGAAGGGTTATAACTCACAGAAAGCCTTGGACGCAGAACTCCGTGCTAGAATTGATGCACTAGCTTTGACCGTCCATCCTATGATGGCTATGGACGCAACTAGACTTCCTCGCGGAGCACGACCTGAGATTAAAGCAGGTAAGATTATTCTTACGAATGGTAACCCTGCTGAGGTTCTACAGCCGTTTAACTTCGGTCAGGTCAATCAGATTACATTCGCACAAGCAGGTGAGCTACAGAAGATGGTTCAGACTGCTACTGGCGCTATAGATTCTGCGGGAATTCCCGGATCTATCAATGGTGAGGCAACAGCGGCAGGTATATCTATGTCTCTTGGTGCGATCATTAAGCGCCACAAGAGGACGCTGATTAACTTCCAAGAGTCATTCTTAATCCCATTTGTCTCCAAAGCTGCGTACAGATATATGCAGTTCGAGCCAGAGATTTACCCTGTTGCGGACTATCAGTTTGAAGTCTCTTCTTCTCTTGGCATTATCGCCAGAGAATACGAAGTCACACAACTGGTACAGTTGCTACAGACTATGGGTCAAGACTCACCTCTGTATCCTACTTTGATTCAATCTATCATTGATAATATGAATCTCAGTAACAGAGAAGAACTTATTATTGCACTACAACAAGCTGCTCAACCTTCTCCTGAGCAACAGCAAGCTCAACAAGCTGCACAGCAAGTACAGATGGAGTTCCAACAGTCTCAAACTAACGCACTTAATGGACAGGCTGCTGAGTCTCAAGCACGAGCACAGAAGATTGCAGCAGAGACTAAGGCTATTCCTGTTGAGTTGTAGACGGATCAAATCAAAGCCATCACTGCTAACCTTCGCGTTGGTACAGAAGATGACAAAGAGTTTGAACGCCGACTCAAGGTGGCTGACACAGCACTGAAGGAGAAGAGATTAAACCTTGACGCAGCAAAGGCTATATCCTAATGGTAAGTCAACGCGAGTTACAGGAAGTCGTTACGCAGATCAACGCCATCCTAGAACGCCTAGACAAAAGACTACAACTTGTAGAATCAACGCAGAACTCGCTTCTACACGAATTGAAGGACGACATAAAAAAAGAAGCGAAGAAGCGGGGCAAGAATGGATAAAGCAATAGAACAGTATTACGACAACCTGCAAGATATGTTTATGACCGCAGGTTGGAAAGGATTGATTGAAGAGCTGAGTGCCAATGCTCTTCACATAAATTCAGTTGAGGCAACAAAAGATAACGAGGATTTGTACTTCCGTAAAGGACAGTTGAACATCCTCTCTTTTATTCTCAACTTAGAATCTACGATTGACCACATACAGAAAGAGGGTAGCGATGAAGGTATTTGATTTCCGTTGTAGTGAAGGCCACATCAATGAGGCTTTTATTCGTAGTGGAGATGAAGACTTGAGTCGTCCTTGTCCTGAATGTGGCAATGACAGTAGTAGGATTATCTCTGCTGCTACAGTAGTCCTTGACCCTATATCGGGTGCTTTTCCGGGAGCAACGATGAAGTGGGCAAGAGATAGACAGCAGAAGATAAAAAAGGAACGCAAGGTAGCCAATCAATAAGTCCCACTTTCGGGGTAGCTTAGTTGGTCTTGTTAGGAGTTTAATAGTGGCACAATTAATTGATGATCGTAAGCAAGAGGTAGATGAGTTAGAAACAGAGGAAGCAGTCTCGGAAGAAAATATTGAGGTAGCTGCCGAATCAGATACAGAGGAATTACCACAGCACTATCGCGGTAAAACTCCTGCTGAGTTAATCAAGATGCACCAAGAGGCTGAGTCTAGGCTTGGTCAACAGGGTGAAGAAGTAGGTAAACTCAGAAGTATCGTGGACGACTTCATTCTTAAGCAAACTAAATCAAATGAACCGGAAGAGGCTGAAGAGATAGACTTCTTCGCTGATCCTGATAAAGCTGTAGAACACAAGATTGCAAACCATCCAACACTTAAGCAGTTGGAGCAACTCGGTGCTCAGATGCAACAAAGTCAGACGTTATCTGCGTTACAGCAGAAGCATCCTGACCTGAAGGAAATTGCTGTTAGTCCAGAGTTTCAACAATGGATTATGGGCAGCAAGGTTCGTCAGCAGTTATACGAGCAAGCGAACAACCAATACAACTACGATGCGGCAGATGAACTCTTCTCTACATGGAAAGAGATTCGCAATGTCACAAAGCAGACTGTAGAAGTTGAACGCAAAGAACGTAAACAAGCATTGAACGCAGCATCAACAGGTGGAGCTTCAGGTAGTACAGAAGCGCCAAGCAAGAAGATATATCGAAGAGCCGACATTATTGAACTAATGCGGACTGACCCGAAACGCTACCAAGCCATGTCTAATGAGATCATGCAAGCCTATCGGGAAAACCGTGTAAGAAACTAACTTAGACTTACAGGTATATTGAAATGGCAACATCTACTTTCCCCGCTACTGGCGGTTTTGTTGATAACACTTCTGCGGCAACTTTTGTCCCAGAAATTTGGAGTGACGAGATCCGTGCTGCGTATGAGAAGAATCTCATCCTCGCGAACCTTGTTAAGAAAATGTCTATGTCAGGTAAGAAAGGGGACACTATCCACGTTCCTGCTCCTATCCGTGGCGCAGCATACGCTAAAGCAGAAAACACTGCGGTCACTGTACAGAACGACACAGAGTCAGAAGTACAGATCGTCATTGACAAGCACTACGAATACTCACGCATCATCGAAGATATTACTGAAGTGCAAGCTCTTGCTTCACTCCGTAACTTCTACACTGGTGACGCAGGTTATGCGCTTGCTCGTCAAATTGACAACGACCTCTTTAGTCTTGGTAAGTCACTAGGTGACGGCGATGGTTCTGATTGGACTAACTCTGCTGTCTTCTACAATGACGCATCAACTGGTCTGACTGCTTACGCTGCTGACACTGTTGCGGCTGCTGACGTTTTCACTGACGCTGCTTTCCGTGCATTGATCCAGAAGCAAGACGATGCGGACGTTCCTATGGACAACCGTGCGTTTGTCATTCCTCCTTCACTGCGTAACGCAATCATGGGTATTGATCGTTATGTATCATCTGACTTCGTTGGTGGTCAGGTTGTACAGAACGGCAAGATCGGTAACCTCTACGGTATTGACGTATACGTTAGCTCTAACTGCCCTGTCATTGAAGCTGCTGCTGATAACTCAGCCGGTGGTGATGTTAAGGCAGCTATGCTCATCCATCAGGACACACTGATCCTCGCGGAGCAGGTTGGTGTTCGTTCGCAGACTCAGTACAAGCAAGAGTTCCTCGGCACTCTGTACACTGCGGACACTCTCTACGGTGTTAAGGCATACCGCCCTGACAGTGGCTTTGTTCTGGCTGTAAACGGCTAAGACAACTAAGCGGAGATGGGGGTAGGGCAACCTGCCCCCTTATCTTATGAGTAAAAAAGACCCAAGAATATCCAAGTTAGGCGTTAATGGGTATAACAAGCCCAAACGTACCCCTAACCATCCCACGAAGAGCCATGTTGTATTGGCTAAAGTAGGGGATGAAGTTAAGACCGTTAGATTCGGTCAACAGGGTGTAAAAGGCGCAGGTAAAAATCCTACTACTGCCAAAGATAAAGCCCGGAAAAGATCATACTATGCGCGACACAATGCGCAGGATGCTAACCCATCAAAGCTGTCAGCTCGCTACTGGTCACATAAGGTGAAGTGGACAATAATTCTAAGTGGTGGATTATTGTTATTAAATGACATTCATCTTGGAATGATATAATCATGCCCATCCGTAAAACCCAGAAGGGTTGGAAAATAGATAACGTGGCAGGATACTCAAAGACCAAGAAGGAAGCTGAAAAAAGATTACGCGCTGTCAAAGCTAACCAAAGGAAAAAGTAAATGGCGACCATTGTAACCAAGAATAGCTCAACCGCCTCAGCCGTCCCCACTACGAGTGACTTGGTTCAAGGCGAACTTGCTGTCAACGTAACTGACAAAAGAATCTTCACAGAGAATGCCTCTACAGAAATTGTAGAACTTGGCACTAATCCGTCTAGCATTACCACTGCTACAGCTACCGTTACTGGCACTCTAACAGCCAACGGTACTTTTGCGTCTAGCAATGCAGTCATTACTGGTGGTTCAATCAACTCTACGCCTATTGGCGCTAGTACACCATCGACCATTGTAGGCTCTACAATCACAGCCAAC